CAATGTTTTTGTAACCGCGCGCGCAACCTCTTTTGCAAGTGTACGCGCAGATGCGGCGGAAAACTGAAGGTTGACTTTTTGTGTGATTGGGCGTAGCTTCCGCTCAATGGCCTTCCGAGCTTTGGCATACCCGGCAGCCGCTGATTTAGGAAGCTCGTTGAACTGTTCCACTAATCGGGACAGGGCAGCAAAGCCCCTGTTGACACTCTTGAACGCCCGCTGGTTATACTGGTCGAGCGACCGGGTGAAGCGCTTGTAATCCTTCTCTGCCGTCAATAATGCGGGGGAAAGCTGGTTGTTTAAGGAAAGGTAGAATCCGATGGCGTTAGCAGCAAAGGACATGTGACAACCCTACTATCTCCGTAACCACTTACCGACGTGCCTTTGCTCGCGCCCTTGCCGCCGATGTTTGCGCCTGCATCTTCCGCTCCTGCATCTTTCGCTGCCTATGCTCATCTTGAAGTTGGGTCTCCAACTTCTTGCAATGCCACATCAACTCATCGAGGTACATGTCGTTTAGAACGTCGAGCGTGTACCCCTTCCCATAGTAGAGCAGGAAGAATTGGTTTGCCCGCAGCGTCTCCTTATCACAGGCGGCTTGGACGAAAAAACTCAAGGTCGAACTGTAACGGCACGCGGTTCTCAAACCCACATGACTTGCAGTTCTGTATCACCTCCGTGTCAAGGCCAGGTTCCCTCTCCTCTGTCACAATACGAATCCTGGCGCTGTCAGTTGCCGTCAACCCCCTGACAAATTGCTCGGCCACTCCGAGCGTTTCTGGCAGCGTCCCGTTGATGGTCACAATCTGCGCCGCCAACCGGATGCTGTACGATGGGTCGGTACTGTCAAGCGAACGCATGTGCTGCCGCTTAGCGCGCTTGAAGGCCGTCTCCTCATCTTTCCCACGGAGCAGGCGTAGCTGTAAGGTAACAGGCTGCCCGCCTACATCTTCGAGGACGACCTCAAAAGGCTCCGTTAGTTCAACGTCTTCGACGCCTTCATACTTTTCGGGGTACTTTTCAACGATGCGCTGCCGCAGGACATCCGGCGTATCTTCGTCAAAGTCCTCAACCAAATTGACTTTGGCCGGAGCCTGCGCCCCACAGGATTGGCACCGGAACCCGAAAGTGTACCGCGCGCCGAAGGTAAGGATACGCTGGAAGATGAGGAGTGCCATCCGGTCAGTAATTAATAAGTCCTCGTGAACCAACTTCCCGTCTGCTTCGGGGTGCTTGGAACACAAGGAAATGATACGGGCCATTCGCGTCAGGCCGTCGAGACCCTGTGACTGAAGGATTTGTTCTTCTTCGACAGTGAACTTGCGGATGAGAACCGCGCCGTCAGGGAGCTTATCCCCGTAGTAGACACCCCGCGAGGGCAACTGAACCTTTTTCCAAACGTGCTGCTTCGCCATTGTTTCGGCTCCAACGTTGGGAGGAGTGACAAGCACTGACACGCTGTCAGTACCTCAAAACCTTTCTCCTTTCGACGCGCGCTTTACGCCGCCAACTGCGCCAACCACGGAGCAATACCGGCGTCGGGGATGCACTTGTCGATGGTAAAGGTGATGTTGATACGCAGGAAGTCCTCGCCGGACATGTCGGCGTCGCCTGGATCGAAGGCGGACGGCCACACACCGAGGAGGTTCCATACCCGCTCCATCGAGCCATTAGGGGCGTAACTAATTGCCTTACCTGCCTTCTTGTACCTTGAGGCAAGACCCGTCGTTCCGGTTGTAGCGTCGTGAACCTTATCAAACCACCGCTCAAGGATACGCGCGATGTCGGCGGTAACGAGGTCTTTGTACACGACGGCCACGTCTTCGTAGACAGGGTTCCCAGCGAACTTTCTCTTTTCGTTGAGGTACCCAGCTTCGATAATGCCGATGGTACGTTTGGGGAGGGGGAAGGACTCGACGGCTATCTTAAGCGCGTCGTCGCCCTCCACGTCCATGAACTCAAGGGTGCAGTTGTTGACGCGCGCCGGTTCATGTTCGTCAAGCGCGTCGGCAGTCATGTTTGCGAGGGGCATGTCTGGTCTCCTTTCGCCGCTTCGTCTCGCAGCGCTCAAGGGATTGAACTTAGGTACTGTTGCTATTACGCCAGTACACCACCAACCGTTTCGGTGAATACCGCCGCAGACTGGGTAATTGCAAAGTCAACGACAATGCTCTCAGCCATGTCCATCGGCCACAGTACCAACCTGCCCCGCATTTCGCGTCGCTGGCGCTGTTCTTCGGGGTTCGTCGTTGCATCGCACTGGACACTGAATCCGCGTCCGTTTGGCGTGTCGGAACGTAGCCCACGCCCGGCCTGTATCTGCATCAAAACCTTCTCGGCCATCATCGCCCACTTCCGCCATGTAACCGGGTCGTTCGGGTCGAACACGAGGAAGTTGCGAGCGCCGCCGAGGGCTTTGTAAAGGTACAACAACATCCGCTGGATATGCAGGGAGCGCCGCTTTGAGGCGGTTCGGAGCAGCGTCCTGTTCCCAAAATGGATAATAGCGTGTTCAGCGTCCATGAACTGCAAGAATACATTGACACCGTGTTCGTACAACGTTTCGGTTTCGGCGTCAGTGGGGCTATACTCCACACGAAGTCCACCGCTAACTGCGCCGCGCTGCAAACCCGCCGGGGGAAGCCAGGGCGCTCCGTCACGGTCGTTGATGGCCAACGCTTGCATCACGTAGCCACTCGGAGGAAGCCAGAGTTTCCGCTTGTTGTACGGGTCGTAAGTTTCGACCCACCACTCCGAACACATTGCCGACGCGCTGTTCAAGATAGCGGCAGGCGGGTTAGGTACGCCAAGCGGCCCCGTTCCGTCAACCCATTCCGCCAGCTTCGCGGGGTCAATAGCAAGTGGTGGGTCAATGACAGCGATGCAGTCCGCGCGGGTTGTCGCAATGGCAATGAGTTCGTCCACCACATCCCCATGTGACCAACCTGGGGCGGCGATGGCGTCTATGGAAATCTTGTAAGCGTTCTTGAGCGTCTGAAGACCCGTGGCCGTCAAACCGCTCATGCCGCCAACCACAACCGAAGCGAGGTAGTCCGCTATACCAAGCCCGTCTTCACCAGGCACACCACCGCCCGCTCCGAGTGTATATGACGTGGCTCCCGTTGTCACCGAGTATGTCGTGGCCCCAACAACGACGCGAATGTACTCGCTGGCGTTGACTTCCCCCTCAATCCCGTACAGCATGACGTTGGTAATATACCGGGCGTCGGTAGACAAGAGTGAAAGGTTCTTGAAGGACTCGACGACGGCAGCAGTCGCCCCGTACACAGGAGCACAATACACATCAAGGTCGATGCCAGTACCGGCAGACGGGGCACTGGCAACCACGGCGATTGCATTGCCCCACGTACCGGGAGATACAGCACTGACTGTAATAGCCGACACGGAAGCGCCATACGTTTCTGTAACACCGCCCGCCAAGCCAACCATCGTCCAGCCAGTCGTTCCGCCTGCGCCCACCGGCGTATTGACAATGGCATCGTTGTAGGCCACCCCGGTCAGTGTATGCTCCAACAGGACTGACTCATGCAAGGCAACCAAAATCGGGTCGGCGGCAATGATATTGGTGAATGTAAGGTTGATGGCTGCGGCGAGGTTCATCATTGTCTCATGCAAGTCCGCGCCGATGCGGACGCCCACGTCTCCGGCGATAGCAGCGTTATCGTCAAACTCGAAGTCGAGAGACGTTGCGCCGCCGTCTTCGGAAATGGTAATAAAGTCGCCGTCCACAGGCTGAACATCAGTGGTAGACGTGACCGAACCGGTTGCGGCAACACCCGTGATAAGAATCTCGGTGCCGGGCAAAGAGCGGTCGGCGGTTACAACCCCCCCGACAAGGCCAGCAGACACCCCCGTGCGAACGAAGATAAGGTCGCCGCCTTCTTTGAGATAAACGAGCGCCGCTTGGAGGCCGTAGTCGGTGGTCATGGGAAAGCCGAACTTCTCGATCAACTCGGCGTCCGACCGGATGCGCGTCGGCTCGTTCAATGCGCCTTTAGTCGCCCCACCCACGACGGCAACGCGCGTCACGGAAAGGTTTTTCACAAACTCCGAATAATCAAAGGCGCTCATCGACGTACCAGGCATCTTCGGCTCCTTTCGGTGGGGTCAATCCCACCTGATTGTCACGTGGCCTTTGCGGGCCAAGTTCTTCGTGTAGTCCGTTATGTGGGTGGAGTCTATCGGAGCACTCTCACCTCTTGGACTCAGTTTCAATGCGACCGGCCCAGGGCCTGCGTCTGTTGACGCGGTAATAAGCTGCGCTCGGTTATTCTTTACTTTCACGTCCGGCACTATCCGTTCCCGTAAAAACAGTCGTAATACCGAACCAACCAGACGCTCGTAAGCGTCGTGGCTAACGGAAAACGTAGTATCATTGTACCGTCTAAAGAGCGCTGCAACAAGCATGAACCGAGATTTTCTGTTGCGTCGTAAGCCTCTGCCTGCGTATCTGTTGCCCCCACACTCTTGTTGCCCAACAAAAATGTCCCCGCCCCCGACGCAACAATAGCGACACAGAGGTAATACGCCCCGGCTTCAAGGTCATCCCACGTCAACTGATTCTCAGGGCCGACCATGGCGGCGTGAAAGCACCAGTGTTGCGTGTACGGCAACACGCGCCGGATGTTGATATTTGCCGCGTGAACCACCGACGCCGTACCCACACCAGCGACAGCAATCAAGATAGAGTCCCGACTGACGGGAACGAATTGCGTAACCTTCGCCCACGCGCGCGTGGCGGGGAGCGTGCGGGTGCGCACCAATACCGCTGTTTCAGGCTCGCCTGCTGCGTCGTAGTTTCGATGACTAATTTCCAGCGCCGCGTATTGCGTTGCAAGGTAATCAAACCAGATGGCATACAAGCCATAACCACCGCTGTCCGGCGCTGCAAGACGTTCACAAAGCTCAACGGCATCATCCTCGGTCGTCACGTTGCACCTCAAGGCCGGAGCCGTGGGCGACAAGCCGAGGTCACTGTCTTTTGGAAGGAGAGGGCTGCAAGCAACACCCGCGTTACCCGTAGTAGGCCAAAGCGTCGGGATTCTGTCGTGCGCGAACAGGAACTCAAACAGATTCCCAGACAACGAATGCGCGGGCACCCCTAAAGACGCTCCGCCCACGCCCGTCACGCCGAACTGCTGGTCTGTAAATTGTACCGCAGCAGGCTCGACCGTCTCGACCGGATAAGCTGTCTCGGTCGGGGTGCGGTAAAAGAGTGTCCGCAACGAAAATATGAATTGGAAGCGCAGATACCTCGGCTCCGTACTCCCCTCAAGGTTTGACATGTCGCTGCTGCCCGTCATCTTGAGGCTCTGCTGCTTCTCACCCACTGGGGCGTCGTGCGTCACTGGAATCAACCGCTCATTAGCCGCACAACCCACCACACCTACCTGCGACATGACCCACTCACGGATAAAGTTGGCCGTGAACATCTTGTGGCACCAGAACGTGACTGTGTAGTCCGTCCTGTAATGTCCAGGGAAGGGATGAATCTTCCACTGGCCGGTCAGAGCGTCAAACTCGCGCCTTCGGAAAGTCTTCGGGACGCCGGAAATCTCCGGGTCGAGTACGGGGTCGCCGCGTTGTACCGAAGCAATCGGGAGCGGAAGGACGGCCAGCCCACTCTCTTTCACACGCACCCTGAACGCATCGGTAAAGTCGGGAGCAACCCACCCCAACTGAATGAGAAAATCCATCACGTCGGCAGCAACGCGCGACGGGGCGGTGAACCGGCGTAAGATAGGCACGTCATCGCGCGCGGGGGCGAGGACACCGCCAGCCGTTCCGTAATCCACGTGCAGGCCGCTCAACCACCGCATGAATGCCTTGTCGTGAATCCTAATTGTGTCTTCCATATTATGGGCAATAGACATTTTAGCGTCCGTTCAATGTACGCTTGGCTACGGCAATATCAAACCCCTGCGCGGCCAACCACGTCATGTAAATGCCAATCTCCAATTTCGGGGCATCAAGTCCCAACGGAATCACGTACCCTTCCGGCTCGTGGTACACTTTTTCGTCGAGGTACACGCGCCCGACAACCGGGCCTTCTGCGTTGGACTTCCCCACATGAACCAAAATGCGCTTGCCGCCTATCAACACAACCATACAATGTGTTGCCAACCTTGCCCGACTCTTTATAAGGTCGCGGTCGATGCCTTCGACACGCACGCACTTTGTAATGCTGACACCGAAGCCAAGATCAATTCGAGCCTCGATGCTATTGAAGGACAATACGCGCAAAGTCCTCCCGTGATAAAGCCGCGCAGGAAGCAGGTCATTTCTAGGTACAGTCATTTTGATTGACACCGTGTCAGTCTGTCAGGACATGTGCTTCCTAGACTCGCAATTCATAATCATGTAAAACCTGCAATTCGTATTCTTCCAGAAGCCTACGCGGTCATATTGCAGGACGGTGTAAGGGTCGCCGTCCCATGAAAACCAATCGCCCGCGCGGACTGTCCGCCCAAGAGCATCAAGGAACGAAAGAGGAACATAGGCGATGAGGTCACGGATGCGGTCAAAGCCGTATGTCTCCGCTTCGAGCTTGATGGTATCGCGCTGGATACGCATGTGAATCTCGACGGCAGGCTCGAACTGCTCGATGTCAGTTGCCGTCGCCGCTGTATCGCCGGAGAGGTGCGGTTGCTGCCAATTCCCGTCCGTGTCCGGCTCGATGGTTTCACCGTACAGGGGGTCAACTTTGGTCTGCCCCGCGCCGCCAACAACCACGTCGAAGTCTTCGCCTGCGGTTTCAACACCAGAGATGGCCGTAGGCGTTGCTTTGATGCTGCGGTACTGCACCAACGTATGGTAACGCCGGAATCGCTCCTCAATCATCCGAATGGCAATAGCCAAGTCCTTGCCCCACGGCTTAGGGAACTCGGTCTCGTTGGCGGGGTTGACGGGCAAGTAGGGCATCAGCCGACCTTCAACAGTTTTTGCAGTTCGCGCCGCGCTGCCAGGGTAACGGCATGCTCAATCCTACGTCGCACTCTGGGCGCTGCGGCACGGATGCGGCCGAGTTCTGGCTTCCAGTGCGGGCGCGGCGGGATGTTAGCTTTCTCCGAACCGTCTTCTTGCACGGCGGCGACGGCATATAGCGGGAATTGGACTATCTTGCCGTCAAGGTTTCTGGCAAGCGTCCGGGAATCGAACCCTATGTAAATCGTGATGCTTCCGTCCTCGTTTCTCCGCGTCAACACCTTAATGCTATCGACGTAGTGCTGTGTCGCAACCATCGTGCGGAGGTCAGCGTTCGCCGATGCCTTCCGCGCGAGGTACTGCTCTGTCAGGGGTGTGGTCGCAAAGGAATCGAAGTCTTGATCCAAAATCCGGCGCTTGAACATCGCGCAGCGCTCGCCCGCAAACTCCATTATCAGGTCAAATGCTGTCTGCTTGGCGATGCGGTTGAACGTTTGAGCAATGCGCCGAAACGGTGGGATTTGAGGCTTCTGGTACTTTGGCAGCCGCCGCGACATCACTCACCGTCCTTATCCTTATACGGGGGCTTACCCCACAGCTCAAGCGTTCGGATGTGCTTCCACAGGTCTTTGTCTTCCTGCGCCCTAACAATGGCGTTATCCTTAACCAAGAGCGCCAAGCTAACAATCTTGTCGAGCAACGTCTTTTCCATCCGGTCGATACGCTGAACGAACCACAACGGCGGGGATTCTTGTGGTAACTTTGCAAGCTCCTGTCGAATTGTAGTAAACTCTTTCAATACACCACCGAGGTCAGTGACCTTCATCACAGCCTCTAACGCTGTAACGCGCGCTTGCAAACTTACGACGTTAGCGAGCGCGTAGGACGACAGAGCCAAGCTGACGGTAAGCATGACAACTACTAGCACGTCGATGATTTTCCAGAGCAACCTTTTCTCGCCATTCTCCTGCACCATCTGCCGCTCCTTCCATGACAACAAGCGCCACAATAAAGCAATACGCTCCGAGATGTAACCACTCGCAACCATTCTGCGTCCTCACCCCAATACGGGGATGAGTGGCCTTCGCCTACTGTTCAACTCCGTTCGCAGACGTTCCAAGTCTTCGCGGCCCTCAGTTACCAGTTGTTCTCCATCGGTCTGTTCTGAACCACCGTCCGGCATGGGAACGCCTCCGTGCTTACGAAGCCCCCTGCCCAAAGTAATCTTAGCCTGTGCCACGCAGTAATCGACGACCCAATCTATGTCAGATACTGGAATCTGCAACAACCCCGTCGCTGCAACGTCGTCGGGCGTCACGCCCCATGTATATGTGTAGCAACAAAGATATTGCGTCGCCCCCAACTCAGTGATGATAACCGGCTCGACGTTGGCGATTGAAATGTAAAGGTAATACTTGCCGTCACCCTCCCACTGCGCTGTCCACTCCGGCTCGGCAGACATCAGTGTCCGTGCGTGTTCAAGGTACTGGAACCGCGCCATGATTGCGCCGTATGTGTCCGTACTCATGGGAATTCCAGTCGGGCTGTCCCACGTCATCGGGTCGAACAGCCCCTCGTACTCAGCGCGCGGGCCTATAAACTCGACCTCGGTAAGCCCGCGTAGGTTAGTGTGTGTAATCTCGTATTTCTTTTGTGCTTGTGTAATAGTAAGCGCAACTCTGGAGCGGACAGGGCAGGTACGATTGTACAGGCGGATAGCCGCCCTGACGACGCGACTAACATCCGTGCGCGCAAGCTCAACGTCCACAATAGAACCGCCAAGCTCGCCGCGTATTTCTTCCTCGATGTAATCAAGCGTCAGTTCCGAGTTCGGCACGATGCACTCCGCTCCTCAAGCCACTAAAGTTGCGCGTTCGCTGCTGCCAACACTCCACGAACGTCCTTGACCGTAACCTGACCGTTCAAGCCTGTACCTTCGACCCCGGTAAGGTCGATACTGTGTTCTTGTGCAAAGGTAAACGCATTCTTACTGGCGTTGATGGCCGCAGGGTCTTCGTTGGCAACAGCAAGCAGTTGCTCTTTAACATCGTCGTAGTTTTCGACCACAATCTTATGTTCTGTCTCGACGACAACCAAGAGGTCAAGGGCAGACTGGTACTGCGTGTACTCCGCAGGCAACATCGGAATCGCACCCATCAGCCGAGCTTGGACGTACTGCGCCATCGGCAAGCGCTGCTCAGGCTTGTCTTCAAGTTCTGGGGAAATGTCCTCGATGAGCTTCAGGACAAACGGGTTGAAGCCATCACCTAAATCAGCATCCGGCGTGGGTGCGTCAGCTTTGCCATGAGCGGCCTCGGCTTCGTGGATAACCTGTTCGCCGGGTTTCAACACGCGACCCTGTAGCGGGGCTGTGGGTCGCTCAGGAGCCTTCGTAACGGGACGGGCAGGAAGCCCGCTGATACCCGCCCTGATGCGGGTCAGGTCGATTGCAACGGCGTTGAACAACGGCGAGTTGCTGTTGTACAAGCGTACAAGCTCCTGCTGCTGCTCCGCGTCAGACATGGCCTGTAAATTGCAGACGGCTCGGTCTACGTCCGCCTGCATGATGGTCGCCGGAAGAATGCCCGGAATAGCTCCAGAAGCGCCCACTGGCGCGTCGGAACCGGGAAAGGGATACAGCGGGCCTTGCCCACTGACAAACTGGCGATAATGCTCCCCGTGTACTTCGTAAAGAGCGTTCGGGCGCTCACCTTTTTGCCTGTACGGGAATACGTCAAACGGCTGGTGCTTCTCATCAAATACGCGAACTTTGCTCGACTGCAAGTTCACAAAAACCGGCTGCTGTTCCTGCTTCGTCATCGTACCTCTCCTCGTCGGGTGCGGGATTCACGCACGTCCTCGATAAGGGCGTCGGCACAATGCCGCCGCTTCTTGTAGGGATGCAGGATGCGCGCCCAAAAGAACGCGCACCCCACAGTTCGACCGCAACCTGTCCGTCAGGGACTGAGGTTGATACGGCAGTACATCGCCGCATTGACCATCTTCGTCGCGTACCGACTCGCCATGCCCTTCTGGGTAAGGAAGTCAGCCGTGGTCAGGCTGTCCGTCGTGTACAGCATCTGGTAAGGTGCCCAGACGAAACCGGCCTCGTAGAACATGGTGCCCTTGAAGCCCATCAGGATGTTGCCCGATGCGCTCGCGCCGGTCTCGTTGACCAAGTGCCAGTCCTTGTACACACGGTACTTGCCCTGCAACGTCCCGATGAAGTGCAACCCCTGAACACTGGCGGGGCGCGGGGCGGGGACAAACAACGACCGTGGCATGGACTCGACCACGTTGGCCGCGCCCTCGTCCACCACCAACCAGTTGCCGTACCCCTTCTGGGTACGCTGCCAGATGTTGTTGCTGGCTTGGTTGAGGTAGTAAACGAGGTCTCGGAAGTGCTCCTGCTGTGAGTAACCAGTGGAACCGGTAATCGGGAACGTGGACACGACGGGGGCAACTGCCCACAACGACGAGAGGATTTGCCGCGCAATCTCGAAGTTCATCTGCTCGGCGCAGCCGGAGATGAGATTCGGTTCGAGCGACACACCAAACTCGGTCATCACGTCGTGCAGCGACTCGGTGGAGTAGTTCAACTGCATCGCGCGACGTTGTGTCTCGGTCGTGCTCGTGGTAATCTGCACGTCCATCTGCGGGATGCTGCTTGAACCCTCGGAGTCCCACCGGTAGTACGCCACCACAGCGGCGACGGTAAACGTACCGGCTGCGACTTGGATGCTGTACGCACCCGTCGCATAGTTGATGCTCGACGCGGTAAGCGCGATAACCGCCCCCGTGTCGTTCCGCGTGACCACGAAACCACCCGCGCCGTTGTCGGTCGCAGTGACCGCGACGGGGGTACTGTGTGTTGCTGTGATGCGGATAGAGCCGGGGATGACTCCGCCGCCGTCGTGATACGCCAGCGTGCCGGTGAGGGTATCCGCACCGGGGCCTGCGCCTTTGGCCTCGCCGTCAATCACGTTGTCCGAGTAGTGATGCCCGGAGTCCTGCTTGCCAGTCTGCGCGTCGAACGCCCGCTGGCCAGCCGTGATGTTGCCCTTCGTGGAACCGTAAATCCAGTTCCAGTAAATCACCGTGGCCGTCCGGCGATTCGTGGGCTGAACCGACACGAGGTCGTTGATGGGGTTGGTGGGGAACGCTGCGCGGATAATCGGGAACAGGTAGTCGCTGAACCCGCCGACCAACGCCGAGCGTGTGGCCTCGTTGATGTGCAACAGGCCACTCTCATCCATCTTGCTTCCGGCGCGGCAGATGCTTGCCTGCCACCGCTTGCAGTTTTCGAGCACGATGGCAGTCTGCCCACGGAGAATCGGGTCTTCAATCCGAAGATCGGCCTCGTCAGTCTCCGAGAAGTATTCTGCCCATCCGCCCTCGGCTTCGGGAGTTTCGGCGAGGCGAAGACCCGCCGCCACGATGCCTTCGTAGAGACCCTGCTGGTTCACTATCATAGTACTGTCCTTTCTT